AGAAAGTGCTAAGTATTGCATTACTTCATCTCCTTTCCTGATATTAATGTTGATTCAAGTCTGCCACAAAACAAGTGAAAATCATAGCGATGCTTCTTTGGTATTTTTTTCAGTATGTCCTCGTAATAGTAATCAAACTCTTTTCTGTCTTTAAACTCTGCAAATATTCTAATTCCCATGACTGTTCCTTTCTTTTATTATATTAACTTTTTTAATTCTTTATAACAATAAAAACACAAGTGCTTACTACATCTGTAACCATCTTTATCTCTATAAAACAGAGTATCCATTTTCTTTGTGCTATGTTCTCTTTCACAGAAAGAGCAAGTGCTTTTCTTTGGTGTATATGTTATATGTATAACACCATTATCGCCCTGCCTTTCCTTTATAAAATAATTGTTCTGATCCATTGCCTTTCCTTTCCTTTACTATTTGATTATAAAAGTAAATTACAGCAAAAAGCCCACACCAATATTATCAGTATGGGCTATTGCTATTTTATACTATTATGCTTTCTCGCTTTTTATTTCTCCCTTGTCATCATAATAATATGTTTTTCCTGATTTTGTATAGTATAAACAAGCTTCTGTTTTTACGCCTTGTAAGTATGTTTGAGCCTTACCAAGTCTAAAACATCTACCTATTTTTTGCCCCTTTACTTGTGTACCATTGTTAGTGGGCAATACTATTCTATACTCTTTTATTCGTGTTGGCGTATCGCTTTTAGTTTCGATAACCTCGCCATCATTTTTAACTTTGTCCACCTTAAAAATATCACTTTCAATTTCGAAGTAATAATCTCCCCAAGTTTTACTTAAATACTCATGAATAGCATTTTGCATACCCTTGTTTATTTGATTTTCTAAAGTGCTATCTTTACTAGCTACTTTAGCTTGTGGAGTCTCTTTAAGATTTAAAAAACTTAAACCATCACGACCTTTAATTACATTATTCTTCATAATATATATTCCTTTTTATTTATTTATTTTGAGTGATTTTATTGTACTTTCTCGCAATTTCAAAAAACATACCTCGAATGAGGTTTTCAATAATAAATATAATACATAATATAAAACAAGCTTTATTTTAAATAATACATAAATGATAAAAAACTATTTGTAGTTTATACTATATAAAGCATTATATTTATGGTAGTCAATTAATAATAAATAGAAAGGAATAAAAAATGGATTATATATACGATAACATCACCAATTACGAATTTGGATTTAATAAAGATGGTGATATGATAATAAAAAAGAACAAGAAAGAAATAAAACTTGTTGACCTAGATAAAGTATTAAAAGATATTAATAAGGAGTTAAATTAAGATGTATAATAATAATGATGTTAAGACAATAAATAAAACTATGTTACATAATTTATGGGCTATTATAGACGAATTAAGAAAAGAAAATGATAATCTTAAGGGCTTAAATAGTGAAAGTGAAGACTTACAAGATCAATATATAGCTACAATAAGAGAAAATAGGAAGCTTAAACAAGAAAATGAAAGGCTTAATGAATTAATTAAAACAACTTCAAGCCATAACAAAGAGTTACAAGGTTTAATTAGTGAAAATAAAGAGCTTAAAAACAATCTTGAATTAAAAGAAAATGAATTGCTTGAGATGTCCACATTATATGATGTACAATGGAAAGAAAATAATAATCTTCGTAAAAAACTAAATGAAACTATAACTTGTAAAGATTATGAAAGCGAAGCAAGTGAGTATTTCTCACATAATCCACAAGGTAACAAGGTTAGTTTCTTTATGTTTGATGAAGATTATATCAACACTTATGATATAGACGAAAGCATGGAAATATGTACTATATATAATGAAGACTTGAAAGAGTATAGGAGATGATAACATATAATACATAGTGTATTAGTATTTAGTTATATATCTTGTGTGTGCATAAGGTAATCAAAGGCACTTACTCAAACACTTGACAAGATCATACTAGTAATATTAAAGCCCTCGAAATTGGAGGGCTTTTTTATTTGCTTGTCCTTTCCTCAAAATTATACCAAGATTCAATTAAAATTATAATTTAACCTAAAAATCAACCTAATTGGGTAGGGTACGAGGAATTTCAATGGGGGGTGGTCACATAAAAAAAGAGCCACACTCATTCTAAGGTAATTTTTTGAATTTTGGGAATTTTTTGTAATTCAAATCACATTTTTTTGAAAATACGACATAAGTATTTAGAAATATAATATATTAATGGAACTTTATTAATATATATATATATAATAAACTATATTAATATACAGCACATTTGCAAATTTTATTTTATCAGCGTAAATTAACATATGGATTTCAAGGAAATAAAAAACACAGAACACTACATTTATGATGACCTACAGGAGTTTAGACTTCACAACTCTGGGGGAGTTGTTCGTCATAACTGGAGACATGGTGATGAGGGGGAATGGGTTTATACAGATGATGACTTTGTGTGTCAAATCCTAAAAAAGACTTTTATTGGTAAAAACAAGGACATTTGCATTCGTACTGTTTGTGGAACGTTTTTAGCAAAAGACATGGATAGGAATATGCTTGGAGAAGAAGGTATTCCTGAAAATATTTATACTTTCTCTGGCAAAAACATTGGTCAAGAAAAATTTAATAAAAAAAATAGAACGTCAAGCGAGATGATGTTTGCTAGATACGCTGCTACAGGCATGGGAGCTATTGAAGCTTATAAACTTGCGTTTCCTGATGCTAAGTCCAAAGACTATATTAAAAATCGTTCTGAAAAATTATTAAAAACTGAGAGGATAGAAAAAATGATTAGTAAAGAAATTCGTGCAAAATTGGATGAGGAGGGCGTTACAGACAATTGGCTGATTGAACGCTACAAAACAATAGCAGATATGGCTGAAAGTGATGCTGCTAAGCTTCGTTCATTGGACAGTCTTGCCAAAATATCTGGATTATTTGAAGTTAACCAAAATAAACAAGAAAAACTTGAAATATGGGCAGGCTTTTCGCCTGAACAGCTAGAAGAGGTTAAAAAACATGGTGATCCAAAGCTTATTGCACATGCAGAAAAAACCAAAAACGACTAGAAAGAAAGAAAGCATTGATCCTTGCCCTGTTTGTGATAAGGATTTGCATTTAGACAACAAATACACTCAAAGAGTTGGTCTTTTAGACGAATATGATGAAATCATAGGTTGGGTTTGCCCACATTGTGATTCTGAGTTCGACAAAGAAGATCACTTGGTTAGAATAATAGGTTCATCAGGACAAAGGGGAGAAGCATAATGCCAAAATTTGGAAAAAGAAGCAAAGAGCGTTTAGCTACTTGCGATGAGAAGTTACAAAAGATATTTAACGAAGTTATTAAATATGTTGATTGCTCTGTTTTAGAAGGCAATAGGAGTGAAGAAAGACAAAACAAGCTCTATGAGGAAGGCAAAACGAAGGTAAAGTTTCCAAATGGGCGACATAATCGTTATCCTTCTAAGGCTGTGGACGTTACGCCCTATCCTGTTGACTGGGAAGATCGTGAACGCCAAACGCTGTTTGCTGGTTTTGTTTTAGGAATTGCAAGCCAAATGGGAATTAAAGTTCGTTGGGGTGGCGACTGGGATCAAGACTTTGAAGTTCAAGATAACAAGTTTGACGACTTTCCTCATTTTGAAATTAAGTGACAACGCAAAACATTTTTATTTTATTAGTTGCTGCCTTTGTTGCTTATGAAATAGATTTAGAAAAGCCAAAACCATATCTTACTGAAAATGGAGACACGCTAATGGTAAAGAGAATAGGATATGGATTTTGCCCAAAAGAATGTGATATAGATCACTTTCATATTGGACATTTTAAAAATTATAATTGTGAAGAGGATACATGTACTCATATAACAATAAATCAAGATTAGAAACAATTTTTAACTTTATTTGGAGATGTTTAGTCGCTGTAGGTCTTTTTTTTGTATTTAAAGAAATTAAATACATAGCAGACTTAATGACAGGATATGTACGCATGTTGCTTCAAACAGGAAACTTTTAGTGGCGAATCCTAATTTAAATGGGGATGTTTCAAAAAACGAGGAAATGCTTTCTAAAGCATATACAGATTTAATTACATTTGGTAAATTATTCTCTCCTCAAGACTTCCTTGCCTCTGCTACCCCTCATTTTCATGTAGAGGTAGGGAAGCTTCTTATAGATAGGAATGTTCAACAGCTTGGGCTTGTTTTACCACGTGATCATGCAAAATCGACACTAGCAGCAACAGGGATACTCCACAGGTTCTTATTTGCAGAAAAAGATAGGCCTGAATTTATAGCTTGGATAGGTGAAGCACAAGATCAAGCGATAGACAACCTTTCGTGGGTAATGAATCATATTGAGCTAAATCCTGCTATACATTACTACTTTGGAGACCTTCAAGGGAACAAATGGACAAAATCAGAGTTTACACTTACTAATGGCTGTAGAATGATTGCAAAAGGTGCAAATCAAAGATTAAGAGGTAAAAAGCAATTATCGACACGTTTTACAGGCATGGTGTTAGATGATTTTGAATCAGAGTTAAATACCAAGACACCAGACGCTAGACAACAAATTAAAAATTGGGTGACTGCTGCTGTGTTCCCAGCCATCGATTTTGATAAAAATGGTTTTTTGTGGTGTAATGGCACTATAGTTCATTGGGACTCGTTTTTAAATGGACTTGTTACTGGTGCTAGAGATGCAGAGAAAAGTGGGGAAGACTATTCTTGGGATATATATACACAAAAAGCAATAGAAGATGGTAAACCAATTTGGCCTTCACGTTGGCCATTGCAAAAATTAGAAGAAAGAAAGCAGTTTTATATAGATAGTGGTACTCCTGCTAAATTTTATCAAGAGTACATGAACCAAGCAAAATCGCCAGAAGATCAGATTTTTGCAGAAGAAGATATAAATAACGCACTTTATAGAGGGAATGTAAGATTTGAAGAAGAATCAGGGAGTTGGTATATTAAATTCGATGATGGACACACTGAGTACGTCAATATTTATATTGGGGTCGATCCTGCTTCAACTGT